CTCAACAACCAAACATAAAACATATCATTCAACAACAGTACGCAATGTGTGCTAAAGATCCTGTTTTCTTTATGCGTCAATATTGTTATATTCAACATCCTAAAAAAGGAAAGATTAAATTTAATTTATTTCCATTTCAAGAAACATCATTGACAGAACTTCGAGATAATCGATACAATGTTATTTTGAAATCACGTCAGTTAGGTATATCAACTTTATCTGCTGGATTTGCCCTTTGGTGCATGTTGTTCAAAGAAGATTTTAACGTATTGGTTATTGCAACTACACAAGAAGTAGCAAAAAATCTTGTTACTAAAGTGCGTGTCATGCATGATAACTTGCCTAGTTGGTTAAAGGGTAATATTGAAGCAGACAACAAACTTTCTCTTAAATTCAAGAATGGTTCACAAATTAAAGCAGTATCATCTGCAACAACCGGTGCACGTTCAGAAGCATTGTCTCTTTTAATCATTGATGAGGCTGCATTTATCCGGAACATTGAAGAAATATGGATAGCATCACAAGCAACTCTATCAACTGGTGGTGGTGCAATAGTTTTATCAACTCCTAATGGTGTAGGTAATTGGTTTCATCAAACATGGGCTGATGCAGAAGCTGATATCAACGGATTTCATACAATCAAATTGCATTGGACAGTTCATCCAGAACGAGACCAAGCTTGGCGTGACCAACAAACACAGCTTTTAGGTGAAAGAGGTGCTGCGCAGGAATGTGACTGTGACTTTATTTCGTCTGGTCATACTGTAATTGATGGTTCTATATTAATGGAATATGATGCACAATGCACTGAGCCTATTGAAAAACGTGGATATGATGGTGCATATTGGATTTGGGAATATCCGGATTATGCAAAAGATTATATAGTAGTAGCAGACGTCGCACGAGGTGATAGTAGTGACTGGTCTGCATTTCATGTAATTGATGTGCAAAACGTAACACAAGTAGCAGAGTTTAAAGGAAAGATTCCTCCTAATGAATTCGGAAATATGCTTGTAACAGTGGCAACGGAATGGAATACCGCATTGCTAGCAATAGAAAATGCAAATATAGGTTGGGCTGCAATTCAACCAGCAATAGATAGAAATTATCCAAATCTACATTATACATATCGAGAAGATGGTTATACAGATGCAGAAGTTCAACTCAAAAAGAACTATGATATGCAAGACAAATCAAAAATGGTTCCAGGTGTTTCAACAACAAGCCGAACACGTCCATTAATGATTTCTTCTTTGGAAATGTATATGCGTGAACGAACTCCAGTAATACGAAGCAAACGACTCATACAAGAATTGTTTGTGTTTGTATGGTTGAATGGAAAAGCTCAATCACAGACAGGTTATAATGATGACTTGGTAATGTCATTCTGTATTGGATTATGGTTACGAGATACAGCACTTCGGCTTCGTCAGCAAGGAATTGATTTAAATAAACGAGCAATTTCCAATTTCCGAAGAACTGACACTAGCATCTATACCAATAAAAACCAACGACCAGATTCCGGATGGTCATGGAACAATGGGTTTAACGACGAAAATTTAACCTGGCTTCTTTAATTGTCTATATTTATATTAAAAAAATAATATGGCGTCACTTAGAAAACGTTTAAATAATTTATTCAATACCAATGTAATTGTACGTGCATATGGTAAAGATCGGTTACGTGTTGTAGATACAAATCATCTTCAATCAGCCGGTAACTTAAATCAAACTAAAATTGCTGACCGTTATACCAGACTGCATGGTGCAAACCGTCATCGTGTTGGTGGTATGGGTGGTTATGATTCTAACTATTATATGCATCAAAACCGTATGCAGTTGTATACGGATTATGAAATGATGGATAAAGATCCTATTATCAGTGCAGCATTAGATATTTATTCAGATGAATCAACCTTAGCAGATCAGTTTGGAGATGTACTAACAATCAAAACCAACAAAACCAACATTCAAAAGATACTTTATAATTTATTTTATGATGTATTGAATATTGAATTTAATCTTTGGCCATGGATTCGTAACATGGTAAAATATGGAGATTTCTTTTTGAAATTGGATATTGCAGACGAATTAGGTGTTATTAATGCACGTCCATTTTCAAGTTATGAAGTAGAACGTTGGGAAGAGTTCGACGAAGAATCAGGTGATTATAAAATTAAATTTCGTCATGCATCTAGTCCTAACTTAATGTATGATGTATTTGAAGTAGCACATTTCCGAATGCTGTCTGATTCAAACTTTTTACCATATGGCCGTTCCATGTTAGAAGGAGCTCGTAAAGAATTTCAAAAACTAACAATGCTTGAAGATGCAATGCTTATTCACCGCATCATGAGAGCGCCGGAAAAACGTATTTTCAAAATTGATATTGGTAATATTCCGCCGAATGAAGTTGATACATTCATGGAACAAATCATCAACAAGATGAAAAAGATTCCACACGTTGATCAAAATACAGGTAACTATAATCTTAAATTCAACTTGAACAACATGTTAGAAGATTACTATTTACCAGTTCGTGGAGGTCAATCATCTACAGCAATTGACACATTACCTGGAATGCAGTTTACCGGTATTGATGATATTGAATATGTGAAAAACAAAATGATGGCTGGTTTAAAAATACCTAAATCATTCTTAGGTTATGGTGAAGCAGTTGAAGGTAAAACTACATTAGCATCATTGGATATTCGTTTTGCCCGAACTATCGAACGAATTCAAAAAATAGTTTGTTCAGAATTATACAAGATAGCAATAGTTCATTTAGCTACTCAAGGATACGAAAATGAAGATTTAGTTGGATTTGAATTAGAATTAACAGCACCTTCAATCATATATGATCAACAAAAAGTTGCATTGATGACTGAAAAAATGACACTTGCAACTAGCATGAAAGATTCTAAATTAGTTTCAGACAAGTACATTTATGAATATATCTTCAATATGTCAGAAGAACAATGGTTAGAAGAAAGAACCAATGTTATTGAAGACTTGAAACTTAGATTCCGTCAAAATCAAATTGAACAAGAAGGAAATGATCCATCAGTAACAGGAGTGTCATATGGAACGCCTCATGATTTAGCTTCAATGCATATGAGTTCTGATGAAGTAGAAGAAAAAGACAAAGGTGGTCGTCCGAAAGAAGGAATTAAATTTGGTCAACATAAAAATGCATTTGGATGGGATCCGACAGGCAAAAAAGAAATTGATCAAGCATTTGATGTTAACAATCAGAAAACAGCATTTTTAGCAGATCCTCGTCGAGAAAGAAAATTAGATATGGCATCGGAGAACATTGTTAAAGCATTACAAAAAACTAAGAAAACTAAGCAACGAAATGTAATACTAGAAACAATGAAACCGGCGAATGAAAATGAATCTTCTGATGCTGGTACATTATTAGATGAGAATAATATACTATAACATATTTATTTAAAAGTGTTGAAAAACTAATATGAAAAAACTAAAACATTCGAAGTATAAAAATACTGGCATTCTTTTTGAAATGCTTGTACAGAAATTAACATCGGAAACGTTATCTTCAAACAAGTCAATAACAATCGATATCATTAAAAAATATTTTGGTAAGAATACAGAACTATCAAAAGAATTACAATTATACAATGCTCTTGTTAAAGAACAACATAAAACTGAAGCACGTGCCTTAGATTTTATTCGTACGGTTAAAGACACTCATAAAAAATTGAATCAAGCTGTTTTAAATCGTCAGAAATATAATCTAGTTAAAGAAATATCTGAAAATTTTGTTTTTGAAAATATGTCAAAAATTCATATCAATAACTATAAAACATTGGCATCAATTTACATGTTGTTTGAATATGATGAAACAGATAATCCAAAACAACTCATGGAATGCAAGAATGTCATTCTAGAAAATGCTCTTTTGCGTGAACGAGTTAAACCAGAAAAAGATCCAATATTGGAATCATTTGAACAACAAGACAAAGACGTTCGTTTATTAACATATAAACTTCTTATTGATAAATTCAATTCAAAATATTCACAAGCACTTTCAGAATCGCAAAAACAATTATTG